CGAGTAATCAGCTCCACTTGGGCCGATAACCACTGAATCAGTACTACCATTAAGTTTTAACACATCAGCCGTACCACTATCAAAAGTAAGTGTGTGGGTTGATACATCTGTAGTGTGATTACCGTCTAAGTTTAAATCAGCATTAGCTATGTTTTCACCAACGTAAGTGGCACCAGTTACCGTTCTTTCAAAAACTATCTCTCCAGAATTTTTAACTTCACCATTAATAATATAAGTGTCTAAAACTCTTAAAACATTTTCAATAGCTATACATTGTGTTTTTCCAGTTTCTAGTGGGTTATTATAGGTACCGTCCGCTTCAGCACAATCTAGAAATGTTGTTGGTTTTGGTATATCTCCACCTAAAAAGTTAGTTATAGTATTTTTACAATTACATCCCATAATGTTTTTATTAATAAATAGTTTATTATATTATAAATAGTATATTTGTTTTATATAGTTTTTTTACTTATCTTTGTATAAAGAAATAAATTATGAGTGAACCAAAACAAACAAGAGTATTTTTAGATATTACACGACAAAGTGCCCAAAATAGTGGGTTATTTGTTAGAAATGACCTTAAAGAATTCGTAGAAAGAGTAGAAAAAGACGGTACTGAAAGAGTTATTGGTGTAATTTATGATGGAACTTATAATTTAGAAATATTAACAGAAAAAATAAAAGAAAATGAATAAAGCACTAATGTTTATGAACAATGTGGACCTAATTGAGTCTTTAAAGTCTAGAATTTGGGAAAAGTATAAGACTGTAAAAAATTGTGACTTTCTTGGGTGGTATGAGGGGTTAAGTCCTATCGAAAAAGCTGCCTGGGATATGAAGTTTGATGAGGTTCAGGATAACTAATCCTTTTTATAGTGTTTATTTAAATATGATATAGCGGATTTTAAGGTAAAAAATCTCTTAATGGTCCAATTTATAAATAAAAACCTCCACACAATTCTAATTCCTTTTAAATCAGCAAGTATTTGATATCTGTTTTTCATTTAAACTCTTTTTGACACCCCAATTACTTGGTAGTAGTCCTTTTTACCTTCCAAATACTCTTTAATGAGTGTTAACATACTTTTAAACATAAAAGCTCCTGTACTTTGTTTCTCACATTTACAAAATAACTCCACCAAAGTAACTATAAGTTCTACTGGTAGTGAACCTACATCATTTAAAGACGAATAACTATCCATTAACCCATCTACATAATTTAAATCGTAGGTATTTCGTTCTTCTTGGGTGGTAAAAGGTTCAATATTATCATAAATTGTTATTAAAGAATTTACAAATGAAAGAGTTAAGTCTTTTTTAACCTCACCTTTAACCACTAAGTCAACAATCCAATGAGTGTGTGAAGGTGTTCTTAACCTTTTACCTGGTTCTCTATATTTTACAATAAAATCTAAGTCTGGGTTTTCACCACGAAATCCCTGATATATAGCAACCATAGTACCATCTGTCATCTCCCAACTTTTTAAGGGATAACTTCTTCTATCTTCATTTTTTATTTTATATGATAAATCCATATCACAAATATAGATAAAAAAATTATATTATGAAAGTAGTAAGTATAAAAAACTTATTTTATAAAGGTGGTTGCCAAACACCAGAACTATCTGTCCACCATCCAGCACCGTAATTTTGAATATTTCCTTGGTCGTCTGGTGCAGTTAATGTATGTGTATACCCACCAGCGTATGCTGTATCAACCCATTGTGTGTTTGCACAACACTGTTGTCTTAAACATCTAAGATAGGCAACTTTTGCTTCAATTTTTCTTTGCCATCTTGGGTGAGCTGTTTGTGATAAATTTGGGAATTGTGATGTTCCTGCAAATCCACCGGTTGGGTTGTTGAGTACGTAGTCCATTTTGGTTTGTGGCATTTTAACTTCTGAAATAAATTTCCAGAATTTACAGTCATGTGCCACACCAGGACTGTTTGTATGTGGTACACAAGGTGCCATTCTTTCTTTAAAAGCTGTTGTTAATAATTGTGATAAGTCCAAAGTACTTCCTATAGCTCCTAGAGCTGGGTCGTCATTAGGTATCGGTGAATTAAGTGCTCCGGTACATGGTGATGGTGCACATCCCGGGGTGTTATTTCCATTACAACCTTGACATTGACAATCACAACCTTGTCTAAAATTAAAGTGGTCATCAGTGGCTGCGTCACAACTTGCTTGGTCTGGATAAGGTCCACTACCACTATCGAAACACTGTCCTGTAGCTGGGTCACATTCCCAACCACTACCTCCTCTACCACAATAACACCTATTATTTGGGTCTAATAAAGCTGCTTGACAACTTGTATTATCAGTAAATTGACCGTTAGGGTCTTCTACACATTCACAAATTTCTCTACCGTGTTTTGGGCTCCAGTATTTAACACACTCATACCTCTTTTGACCCTGACAATAACAATCACTACCTGGGTTTGCTAAAGCTGCCTGACAAGTAGCAAGTGTCATTGAACCTGCTGGGTCTATATAACAAGTACAGTTAATAACATCACAACTATAAGCGTCTGGTGGTGGTGCACAACCATTAGGGAATGCTGTTTGACATGAGGTAAGTGTTGTATGTGATGTTGCATAATTTACAGAACCACATTGGTAACCTGTAGCTTGGTTACAGTCAAAATAATCTGGGTCACACCCATTAGGGTATTGAGTTTGGCAATCTGCCATTGCGTTACACCCAACAAAAGGAGTACTTGCCCACTGTGGGTCACTATAAGATATCTCTACACAACCTCTACCTGGTTTACAAACTGCTTTAACACAATTATTGGTTTGGTTATTACCCATAACATTACCATAGTCATTCCAACAATTCTCCTCAGAGTTCATCCCATTAACAGGAAAGTTGTTCTGATAATATCCGAAGGTAAGTACCGTAGCTACGCAATTACATGTGGAAGTTTCACATTCGTGACCACCACCTAATTGTTCGTTTAAAGCACTTCTAATTATACTCTTTATATTTTTACTCATAGTTTATTTAATAAATACTCTGTTATGCGTTACAGTTACAATTTCCTAAAATGTTAGCTTGTAACCAAGTACATTTAGCGTTCTTCATGTATGAACTTGATGGACATTGAGCGTTATACCAACCACAAACACTATTTGGTTTAACGTTACCAGTAGCTGAACCACAAACCCATGGTGGTGTTGGCATATTTGATTGTAATTCTCCACAACAACCAAAGTTACCAAAGTGGTTAGTTTTCTGATTTATAAATGATGATGGTGGACCACATTGACATCCACCCGCAATTGCTTGTGAAACAGCGTAATCCATCTTACATTGTCCATCAGATGTACTATCATCAATAACATTTTCAATTTGATTACAGATGTTGTTACATGGTTTAGGGCCGCCAGTTTGAATTTGATTCCACCAATTCCAAGCTGATAATACCGCAGCACATGGGTCTGTGTTGTCAACACAAGCTGCTTGACAAGCTCCCATAGTTGCGTATTGTCCGTTAGGACCTTGTACTGGTACACATGTCCAACTTGGAGCTCCGCTACAATCATATGTCTCAATAGGTGGTTCACAATCCGCTTCACAAATTGCTTTAGTAGCGTATGTACCTGATGCATTTTGTTGACATGTTCCGTCTCCTAGACATTTCCAAGGTAGTTCATCACCACAATCCTCATCACATTGTTGTTTTGTCGCGTAAGGACCCATAGGGTCTTTCACACATCTTTTACCAGTTAACATTGGTCCTGCTTTTTCTGTTAATTCCCTTTCTCCTAGAGCCTGAGCTATACCATCCTCTTTAGGTGCTTTAGTAATTTTTCCATAATCTTTACACTTCCATCTTACCGGTTCCTCATTCCATGAACAATCTTCAACCTCCTGATAATTTTTTATAGGGTTTGTTGTTTCCTCTAAAACTTTAGTAACTCTCCAAGAAACTTTCCATGGTGCTACAGTAAAACTACCACCAGGTACCCTTATTAACCCTAGTTCCTTGAATACATCACCCACTTGTGGTAATTGACCATTTATTGTTGCTGATTGAGTATCTTGACATAACTCTTGTCTGTAGTAGTTACCGTATACTCTACTTGCACATATTTTTGCACATATTTTACGTGATTTAACACTACAATCAGCTTGACACGCTCCTATAGTCGCGTATTGTCCTCCAGCTCCTTGTACTGGTACACAATTACTAGTAATACCATTAGTTTCACAATTAAATGTATCAGGTTCTTTACACGGACAGTCTGCGTATGTAGCGTATGGTGCGTTATTACCTGGAACTTCTGTACAATATCCATTTTGTGGACACCAATGTGAACTAATTCCTGGACAACTAGGACATCCGTTAGCTGATGGGAAATTATATGTTGTACCAAGGTCCCAACCTGAAACACTTTGTACTCTATATATTAAACCAGAAGATTCACCGTTTGGATGGTCACCTGTAGGTGTCCCACCTTGAGATTCTACAGCTCTAAAATAGTCACCTACTTGTGGAGTGTTCCCATCAATAGTCATTTTATTATGGTTTATATACTTGGCACCTCTATTTCCATTTGCAGCTGTTATTACAGCTGGTAATGGGTTTGTTGATTGCCAGTAACCTAACGCGGTGGAACTACAACATAATACAGCTATTACTCCTCTACCACTAAAGGGACCTTCACTAATTATATTAGTAGCGGTTTCCACATTACCTAAGATTTCAGTGTGTCTTTTTACTTCGTTAATTAGTTTTTCGTTTTGTTTCATAATTTCTTTCTTTTTTTAATTATATTTTTAACAACTACAGTTTGTTGGTGCTGCTGGTACTGTTGGACAACCAGGTGGGGGTGTATATGACCCACTTAACCAATCACATCTCAATTGTTTATTTGGGGTCGTTGGTCCTGGACTAACACAGAAATGATGTTTTTTACCACAAAAACTTGCTGGTTGTGGGTTTGATAAACTCCAATTTGCTGGATTACCAAAACATCCGTGGTTATTGTGATGGTTAAGTCTAGCTTGTACCCATGAAGTATCTACACCACACGCTACGGAACCTGTAGTACAAGGTCCTGAATTACTACTAGTACAAGGTACATTATTTGCTGCAGCTTGTACATAATCTAACTTACACCCTCTCTTATCGTGTGGTATTGTACCTGGAGTTGCAGATGCTAATGAAGCGGTTAATGCTTGTACTCTATTACAAATCCAATTACAACCAGAAGGCATACCATTAAGAGCGTCTTGTTCTTTTTGGTCACAATCACTTACAAAATTCGCATATCCTTGACCCCATTGTTGTGGTGTCCAATCAGGTGCCCCAGTCATACAGTCTATTGGTCCTTGAGGTCCACAAGATGCTAGACAATCATTTTCATTATCTTGACTTGTAGGTCCTGAGTTAAATTGTCCTTGTCCTGGTGAGGCTACTACACATACTCCGTTTACACAATCATATTCATCAACTTGTGATGATGAACATTGAATATTTGGGTTTACACAATCTGAACAATCAGGACAAGTATCAACAAGTACTGGGTTCCCAGCATCCATACCACCAAAGTGAGTAGTACATTGAACGGCAGGTGACCAATTAGATGACAATGGAGGTAATGGTGGATTCACAGGAACACTACATGAGGATATCCCTTCATACATTAGACAATTACCAGTAGCGTCTTGGTGGGCTGATGTTAAATCACTAGTAGAAGTGAAACTTACTACTTCACCAATTTGTGGTGAACCCATAGTTTGGTGGAAAGTTAATGCGTGTTGAGCCCACATATTTGGGTCATATGCCCATTGCCCTCCTGATACTGTAGTTTGGTCAAATGGAGCTACTACTAACCCATTAGAACATGTAACAAATATGTGAAAATCTTTTTGTTGACATGGAGGTGTTAAACATGGTTGAGCCTGTTCTGTCAACAATCCCATTATCTCTTTAGTTCTTTTTATTTCTTCGTTTATGTTTTTTTTCATTTTTATGGACAGTTTTGGTTTAAGTCATTTTGCAACCATATAATTTTAGATGCTAGAATTGATTGCCATCTTGGGTTGTTTGGGTTTATCGTTCCTGTAGGTGATGAAAATCCTCCACCGTGTCCTCCAGCTGTGTTGCTCCATTTATTTATAAGAGCCATATATCTCATATTTTTACGATTACATGACATCTGAGACATTCTATTTAAAAAAGCTTGTGGAGGAGATGGTGCTGTAGCTGGTGTACCATCAAAATTTGCCCAATTTGCTTGTTGTGTTAACCAATTAGGTCCACTTCCAGAACCTGGTAGTGAAAATGGGTTATCGTATTCTCTCATTTCTAAACTTCTTCGATTACCATTTGGTTTCTTTTTTGGTAATAGTTGTCCTTTTCTAACACATTTACATGGGTGTGTTGGGTGGTTTGACGGTGCTTGATAAAGTCCTTGTTGACAACTTACTGGTGCACAAGGTGATAATCCTTCATTAAACTCTCTTCTTATACTACCACTTGAGACCATACCAGCTTGTTCATTTTTACATTTTTTACAACACAATTTGTGTTGCGCATAGTTTATCATGGCGATATCAGTATTAACTCCGGGTCCTTGTTCTGATGGATACTTTGGACCTCTATCACAACATTTACAATTAGCTGATTCTGCTTCATTAATAACCTTGTTAATAAGATTAACTAATTCTGATTCTGATATGACAACTCTATTCTTCATTATTTAAGACATTCCCTGATTTTTATTCATCATACACTCTGTCATTGGTCTCCAGTTATCTGCTATTAATGAGAAAGTTTGTGGGTTTGTAGCTGCGTCACGTAGACATGCAACACCACCACTTAAATCTGCTACTGTTATTTCGTCTTTACCGTTTTGGAATAGACTGACAATCGCATTGACACACTCATCACTTAAAGATTCAGCAAAATCAGTCATTTCGTCTTCACCAATATTTTCTATAGCACAATTTACTAAGTCTTTCCAATTCTCGTCTGAAGATTTCCCAACAGCAGTCTCTTGTTCTTTAATTATAGAATGAGCTTTATGTAAACCTCTAATACGGTTTTTTTCTTGTTCAGATATAATCATAATCTTATTTATTTAATATTTTATAAAACAATAGTTTTATTATAAATATAATATACTTTGATTAAATTTACTGCCTACCGTAATAATATAAACGCTTTAGTGGTTTTATGTAGTAATGTAAAAAAAAGGTCTTAATTTCTTCCATACCCATTTTTCTTCTTAAACGATTTTCCCATATGGTTGCTGGACAAACCAATACTGGTGAAAACATTAGGTGCATTACCCAAACAGTAACTGGAACCCAAATCCAAAATGGTTCGTTAATCATTACAAAAGGGGGTGTTAATATTAATAGGAGTATAAAAATGTGATGTGTAAATACTAAAGAATAAAACAATAGTTTTGTCATTACTAAAAAATTTTATCTATCTTGTGTAGTGTCGATTTTTTCGGTATCTTTAACTTTTATAAATTTAAAATCTGAATCTTTAGTCTTCATTTGATTAAGTACCTCTTTTTCGTATCCAGGAAAACTTCCACCTTGGTTAAATGATAAGTCTTGTGTTTCTAATTCGTCATTCCACAAACCACCATCACCGGTAGTTGGGTTTACTACATTATCGAAACAAGTAGTATTTGAAAGATTACCACAGTGCATATCATGACACATAGGATGTGGTGAATGGTCGGTACCTCCATGACTAGTGGGACAACATTTAGAATTATGTACAAAATAGTGATTACAACAAGCCCCATATGAATTATAGTCCCAACATGTCATTTTTGTATTACCAGCAAAACATTGACAGGTAATATTTTCATTTAGTAGTTGTTTATTAGCCTCTTGTATTAACTCTCGTTTTAATTTACCTAGTCTTCCCATGCTGTTTATTTTATATAGTCACCGTAACTACCTATACCTATTTCGTTTGTAAGTTTACTTATAATATGTTTTACAGCGTTATTTAAATCAGTTTTTGTTGCTGGTTCATCACCACTTATTTCGAAATCTTCTGATAAAACTCTATTTTGTAGTCTTCTTACGTCTTCTTTAGTAATTCCTTTTTTAGATTTTTTATCTTTAAGTGCTTTTTTCATAGATTCTTTTTTATCTCCATCACCATCAAAATCTAAATAATCTGGTTTAGCTTTTTTACCTTCATACATTTCGTCGTACTCCCTCATGTGTTTCTTTGATGGGTCTTGTGCTGTCATTCCATTTGCGTTACAACATTCCTCACATTTTACTCCTTCGGTTAAACTACCACACCCACTACCTTCTCCTTCACACATTACTGAATTACTACTACCGTCCGACCAATAACATCTACAGGTATCCTCTCTATAGTATTTACCTCCAACTAATTCTCTTTCAGAGATAACTCTATTAATAAGTTTAGTTAGTTCTGTTTCTGATATTCTAATTTTTTTTGACATAATATATTGTTTTTATTATAAATATAAACACATATATAAAAGGGGTCGGGGAAATCCGGGGTCCGGTTTTAAAAATTTTTTTTTACTGTTTAGAGGCTTTAATAAACCAATAAAGTACAACAGAAGCTAATCCACATAGTATTATTAGTCCAATAGTAGTACTCACCTAATTATTTTTTAGAACAACACTCTTTTTTATCTTTATCACACTTCTCTGTTGTTTTAGTAACACCACAAGAAACGTGTGATACAATAAACAAGGATATTAGTGTTATTACCAATATGTTCCAAGATTTTTCTATTAAGTTTTTCATCGTCTATTTTTTTTCAAGTAAAACCCATACCCAAGAGAATCCATCCTATAAGACATAAACAGGGTCTTTAATATTACATTTTTAAATTTAGTCATTATTTCTTTTTAAATATTTCTTTTATTCTTAGTATCACGTAACCCAATACTGGTGTAGCTATTAAAAAGTTTAATAGACTAGGGTGTGGTTCACCACATAAACCCAATGCGTGTCTAAGAAACTCTAACATGTTTTTTATAATAAGTATTCATTACCATGGCAAGATTGTTATTCCGATTTTATTAAGTAGGTATTCCATAACAATAAAAATAGTACCACATACTACTATCTGATAGAACCACCATTTCCACCCTTCTAAGTTAAGAACCCATTTACGTAGTGGAGATTTCATAGCCCATTCATAAAAACCAGACTTCATACCAATCTTTTCTGCCCAATAGTTTGGGTCCACAATATTCTTTAATCCTTTTAAAAATCTAATCATTCTCCCAATTTATCTATTATCCAGAATATAAATCTAAACACAAGATATATACTCACTATTATTATCGTTCCCAATAACATAACTTACCATAGTTTAATTTTACCCAATAGTATATCTCTAAACATCATCCAGTCAGATAACTTTGCTTTTACTGGGTCTTTAAAAGCTGCCGGTTCATTTTTCTCAAATAGATAATGTCCTGTCCAAGCAAATGGATATACTATAAAAGGAATAATAGGTATTAGAAACCAGTACCAGTTCCATAAAATCCATACTGTATATGTTATAGTTGCTAATTGTCCTAAGAAATGTAATAGGATACACTTCTTGTTTTTGTGAAGTGATAAGTAATGTTTGTAATATTCGTTTAAGTCCATATATTAATAATACTAAATTTTTTAGAATAAGAAAGTTATGGGTGTCCCTGAATCATACCATCATCATCCATTAACATCGTTCCTCCTTCTTTAGTTGAAAAATGGGATGAGGTAAAAACGTAGAACTCATTTAACTCTCTAACGTTATAGTTGTGGAATTGTGACTTTAGGTAATCTAGAAGCTCAGTTGTTTTATCGTTACCTATATAACCACCATGAATCTCAAGAACTAAAATTTTAACCTTAGACAGGTCTTGATTCATAAGAATATCATACTCGCATCCTTCACAGTCAACTTTCATATAATCAATTTCCGAATACTGTTCCATAAGATTAGAAACACCAAATGTTTTAGTGTTACCCAATTTAACTGTCTTACCGTGTGAATGTTTAGTAGTACTAATATCTTTAGAGTCCGTACCCTCGTTTAATACAGTCATAGTCAAATCTATATTATGGGTACTGTGTAAAGCTTTATTATATGTAATAATATTTGTTATACCTAACTCCTTTATCTTATTATTCATAAAATCATAGTTAGGTTTATAAGGTTCAAAAGAAATAACCTGGTCACAGTATTCAGATACTAAAAGAGAAAATGCACCAACATTACCCCCAACATCTAAACATTGTTTCATACGAGAAGGTGGCCACGGGTATGACGCAACACTCTCGTTAATTCTTTTTATAAAGTAATCATCATCTAGTTTAAATTCCATATACTAATAATACTCAATTTTTGAAAAAAATCTAGAAAAATTTTTTTTAATATAAATAGCTCTATTATTAACATAGGTTCATTTCTAGGGTAGTAACATTCATAACATTAAACTTTTTCCCACTTACCATTGGTTAATAATTTAAAAGAACCTATATGTTCTTTATCCCATTGGTGTGGTTCTATTATAGATAAAAATAAATCATCCTCCTTATATAAATGGTAAGTTTCACCTACTATAGGTTGGAATGAATATCTAGAACCGTACACTAAAGAAGTCCACTCATACTCCTCAACTAGTTTGTTCCACTCACCCTTTAGTTCTTCAAACTTAGATTGAAAGTGTTTGTTTACTTTAATGGTGTCCCCTTTATCAACAACTATAGGTTCAAACTTCTGGGAACCCACA